CCTCCTAAAATAATTATTTACGATACTTTTCAATAAGTAAAGCGAAAGAAGATTTTTCAGGTTCTGGTAGGGGCACTTTCTTAGTGGATTCCTCACTGCCAGTCATTTGCTTATTAGCAAATACAATCGCTAATTTACCTTCTAATTCGTCGTAAGAGAAGTCATTAATCTTATTCTTAATTTCATTAATTTCTTCTTCTTCTAAAACTTTTTCATATTTTTCAATTAAAGTGTTTTTCTTATCCACTTCAATTTGTGCTTCAACCGCTTGATAATTCGCAACCGCGGTTTGTAGCTTTGCATTTTCTGCCTTTAATTCTTCAATAGTAGCATTAAACTCAGAAATGTTATTTGTTGCTTCATCAAATTTAGTTTGTAATTCATTGAAAGAAGCTTGTAGGGTGTCATATGCCTGTTGAAGTTTTTCAAATTCTGTTGGTTCAGCGGGTTCTTCCGCAGCAACAGGTTCTTCTACAACTGGTTCTTCCGCCGCGGCAGGTGCTTCGCCTTGCTCGGCATTATCAAATTCAGTTGGTTCTTCGGCAGGATTGACCACTGGTTCTTCAACTTCTTTATTCATATTCTCATCCATTGGTTGTTCTCCTCCCTTTGTAGTTCTTTGAGTCTCTTCAAACTTTTCTTTTAACCCTGACAAAAGCGAAGAGAACTTCTCATATTGTGATTTATATGTATCATCATTTTTAGAAAAGAAAGATGATACTGAAAAGCAAGGTTCATGTGCCCCAATTACACAAAAACCAAGCATGTTTCCTTTTGTGTAAACAAAGTATGGTTCTCCATCAAATTCAGTCCAAGCGCCATCTATTGTGTCGGGATCTAATTCCATACTTTGATGTTGGCCCTTGATTTTGCGTGCTTCTTCATAATAATCAGTAAAGAGAATTACAGAAAAAGTCGCATAGTCACGGGTGACTCCATCCGTATCTTCAAATGGAATCCAGCCATCAAAGCCCTCTACATAACCATAGCCATTAGCAAGTTTAGGTCCTGTATGGGAAGCCCATTCTTGGCCTTCTGGGTCAAAGAAGCCAACTACTGGGCAATTGCCGCGGGTCGCGGATTTAATTAAAAAATCAGCGTAATCGTCGGTAATATATGAGCCGTTACGATTTTTATATTTTGTAAAAACGCCCACATGTAAGCGGCAAGCATTTAAATCCTCATTAGATATTTCTTGGGTTGGAGAATCAATAATGATAGTATCAAAATAAATTGGTATCTGTCTATCCATAAGTCATTCTCCTTAGCCCGCGGCCGCGATGTTGGCCTAGGTCTTTTCAGATTTTTCTTCATCAGGAAGCTCGGGACGGCCTCCCTTATTTTCTAGGTTGCCACCCGATGAATTATTACTAGTTTTTTGTGCAGTTTGCGAAGTTTTTCCTTCACTTGCTACTACATTACCAGAAGTAGTATAAGAAGATTGCAATGGAATCATCTTTTCTGACATCTTTAAGAAATCATTTTCAAAGTTCATTAGACTTAATTGACTCATTTGCTTGATGCCCATTACAACGCCCGCAAACATTTTAGAATAACCATATTGCGCACCACGGAAATAAGCAGTCTGTAAATCGTTGCGGTTAAAAACAGTGGTGGGAATTATTTCAAAATCAAATGTAAGCCCAGTGCGTGAAAACTTATCATTAATATGATATTTAATCCAAGTTTCATACATATTTAAATATGCAATCATTAGCGCTTCATCTTTTTTAATTGCGTAAGCAAGAGAAGAGCTACCATCTGGATTAAATAGTATATTACCGCGGCCAAGAGCATCCCAAACATTTTTACGATATTTTTCTATTCTATCCGCGGATTGAGATGCGGCGCTAGATTCTTGTAGGCTTTCTAAATCCGTATCGCCAAATGTAGTTAATACATCAACCGTATCAATTTCTTGGAGCATTTCAGCAACAGATTCATGAATATCTGCAACTTCATCTAACTAGAAAACTAATTCACCATCTTTATCTACCGGCATTTTTTGAATTAATAATTTATATAATTCATTTTCATCACGCTTTTCTTCGCGGCCGATAGCATTATCAAGCTTTTTTAATTGTGGTATGCTCGCAATTAGAAGTGGTGTCTGGTCGTGTTGAAAGAAGAAACAAACTCCACCAGCACCAGCAGGTAATAGTACCCACGGGTCTGTGCGTTTGCCACCGCGAACCCACTCCGCCCATGCTTTTTGAATTACTTCTGGGAAAGAAGCAACCGCCTCTTTTCGTAAGTCGTCATCATGGATAGATTCAAAATACATTACATTAAACTCTATCATATTTAGATTATTAAAATCCTTAAAGCGTGAGCGGCAAAACTCTATTGGTAAATCTTGAATTACTGGTTTATTACCATCCATTCGTAATATACCATAATAAATACCATTTTTAATCCATTCCGCAGTTATATTTGCGAAAGTATTTGGGACATCTAATTTATCAATAAAATCGCAAGCATTATAGAATGCTTTGATGATTTGCGTCTTTGAGCCTTTGCCCTCTTCAAAATTAGGAATTACCACTGTATCATATAATGGCAAATGCGCGAGAAAATCTATATTATTTCTATATTCACTATTAGTGCGATAAAAATATCGTGATAACTCTCGCAGCGCTATTATGTCCCCGGAGCGAATGATTTCCTATATTTCTTCCAATGTAAAATCGGAACGTACAGGATCGGAAATCTACCATCCATATTTATTTCTATAAACCCGCGAAGAAATAGGTGCTCGGGCAATAGGTTTCATTCGTTTCTTAAAGGATGTAAAATCACGTGTTTCTGCCAATTAAATCACCTCCTTCTTCTTGGAGTAAAGTGAATTGAAGATTTAAAATCTCGTTTCTTATTTCTTTTATTGGCTTTATCTTCGTAATATTTAACTCTATATAAAGTGTACTCTAACGCAGAGAAACGGTCTTTTTCAATTGAGTTAGAAATACGTTCAACTTTAAATTGATTCTATATACCGGTAGGTTTCAGCCGCAGATTATTTAGCTCATCCATTAGCCGCGACGTCATTTCATATGGTAGTAAAAACGCGCGTCTATTATATAAATCCATCTTTTTCCCTTTCTTCGTAAGCATTAGTTTATCTTTAACAATGCGTTCGCTTGCGAGGAAATTCACCGAGCCATTGTTTATCTGAGCAAAGAAGTTAGAATGAATAGCGTCGTCATTAGAAGACCCGGCTTTAATGTCATAAATAATCGCATTAAACTCTGGCCGAGGTGCTTCTTCTTCATGCTTTAATTCTGGCGGCAAATGATACTCATTATTGAAAGTAAAGTATGCTGGGAAAGACTCACCCGTTTTTGCATCAAAAGACGGTAACACCATAGCATCAAGTAAACCAATACCGGGGCCGTTTCCGTCAATAACAATCTCGCGCGGATTATATAACTAAATTAATTTTTTTAGCCGCGGCGCTTGTTCGGTAATATAGTTTGCGCCATGTATTACTTCTGTATATACAATATTCTTTCTAAATCCATTTACATTTGGTAGTACCTTGGCTACCATAACGGCAGTATTAGCAGAATATCTTGCGACGTCAACACCTATCAAATAAAATGTTTTAGGATTAGCAGGATTCTCTTGTGCTTTACGCTCGCATTTTAATAAAGTTCTCTTTTTATTTAATCTAGAACTATTTAGCCAGGCTTCTTTATTATTACCAGTCCATATGCTCAGATTTTCACGCGCGAAAGACTCTTCACTTACTGTATTAGAATAACGCTGGTCTAATATTGTAGCTTTATCTACAAGCCCGTAATGTAGCGGGACTTCGTAAGAAAGGCCCCAGCAGAAATATTCATTCGGCCGCAATACCATGTTAATAGCAATTTCTATAACCTTAGAGTACATGAAAACGGTACGTTCTGCCGCGGTCGTAATAAATGTTTGTGGAGAAGAAGGTTCTTCTGGATTAATGGTGCCATCAACTTCGCGGCGCTTGATATTCATTTGTGGTAATAGAACTTCGGTATATGGCACTTCGTCAATTAGTGCGGCTTCCTCTAATATTGCCGCCGTAGCACGAAGACCACGAGAGGTATCTTTTGCAACAACAGTAATCATACTGCCATTTTTAAACCGCAGTTCGTAATAGTTATTACTAGATTTAATACCGGTTTTGCCATCATCACCACGTGTGGCAAGTTCTTTCTCTAATAGCGGCCAATGGCGGAAGATTTCTTCAAACTTGGCTTCGGCAATTTTAACAACCGTGCCTTTAACATCAGAAGCAATCATAATATTGGAGCGTGGTAATAGAACCGCGCGCACAATGCTACTTAAATAAGCAGTAAATGATTTTGAAGTCGCGCGGGTAGCAGTCCAACTGTGATATCTGTATCGCATACTCGCGCGAAGAGCAATGCGTTGGAAGGGCATTAAATGGAAGTTTTTTGCATCTTCTGAATCCTATATAGTATCTAAATATAAGTCCGGATATAATATCCAAAGATTTAAATATGAAGTGAATAATTCTTGATTCGCGTCTAAAAACTCCTTAGTAAGTACAACACCTTTCTCAATGGGTATACCATCGCGTAATATTAAATCCGCCATTATTACCCCTCCCCATTGAGGTCGCCCGCGAATTCATCTTCTCCCTCATATTCAATATCTGCATTTTCATCAAACTCAACCGCCTCGTTCTCTATCTCTTCAAGACGCTCCGTCATGTTATAACGTTCGCGCGCGTCTTCAACCTGTTCAGCGAAATTACCTTCGTTAATTACAAGGCGCTTGATATAGTTCTAAATATTCTACATCATAAAATCAATAGAATCGCGTGGCTCAACATGCCATTTAGGATGCCAGCCCTTTTTGCCGTAATAGACCATTAGTTCTCCTACGGATTCAAAGTCTGCCGCGGATTTTGCATTACTGGCTTCAAACTTCGCAATTTTAATAATATTGTCGCGGGCGTCCATATCCTTTTTAATATCCGCCCCATTACGTAATCCCTTCTTAATTCTCAACTCAATTTCGCAAAGGTCACGCGCGTAGTGTTGAAGAATTGGAGTAGAAACATTTTGGGATGCCACAATATTATTATAAAACTCATCAAGAAAAAGCAGTTCATCTTTTGTATATGTGGCTGACCACTCTTTTTTCAATTTCTTCATTTTCGCTTCATTAATAACTTCTATCTCGTCATTAATGGTGCCTTCGGCGCGCGCAATACGCCATCTTTCATTTTCATCCATCCACTACAAGTTATCGTAATGATCGTCTAAAAGTAGGTTGAAGTAGGCCGTTAATGTATGCTCCCCATTTACTTTATAAAGTTGTGTCCATTTGTTAAGGTCAAAAGGAACATCTAGATAGCGACATAATCTATCAACTTCTCCTAAGTTATCTTGCTATACCATCTTTTCCAAGCATGGTGTACATATTATAGAGCGATGCGCGGGAAAGTATGGTGATGGTGTATAGCAAAAGAAGTTTTCGGGCCGCTCCTACTTACACTTGATACATTTGCGCTTCTTTAGTTCGTCTGTCATTTACTCCCTAACCTCCTCGTTCAATACGTTTCTTTTTTTCACATTCCTTACAAGTGCCCGAGAATCCATCTTTGCGGCTGCGGTTGCGCACGAAGAATAGCGGGTCAACTGGTAGGTAGCGGCCGCAATATTTACATAGTTTAGTTTTTTCGCGCGGCGTGTCTAATAATAGATGATATTTGCGCGCGGCTTCTGCGATACGTTCTGGTATTTCGCGCGAAAGTATAGTACATAAATGATTTTCATTATATTTAATGCCAAACTTTAATTGAAGTTCATTTATGATGTCGGAGTATGGAACACGCTCTATTTTAAGCCGCAGTATGTACGCGCGCAATTCAGTTAGATTGGCCATATCTCTATAACGTTCAAAATCAAATAATAGGGTGCGGCCGTAGGTATCTATTTTCTCTCTAAATTGGTCGCGCAACGCATCATAATTATTTATAAGTGCTCTTACATGTAGCGGATTTTCCCAATCAAATGTATGCCTTCTTACAATCCATTTTACTTCCGCCCCATTGTTGCGCGTCTCATAGTCATTAATGTCGCGGGAGATAGAAGATAGAAGGGCGTTATCGACACGCTCTTGCCACTACTCGCGCGGCATCCAATATGATGCGTCGGATGTCCAATCATAGAATGCGGCCTTTGGGTGGTCTATTGTTTGGAAATGCAATGTGGGCTTATATGCGTCTTTTAGGTAGTATTGGTGGCGGCGCACATCAATTAGCATATGTTTCAACTAATAAAGGCGGTATCCATTATCAAGTAGACGCGTATCTTCATCTATCGCGGCCTTGCCTTCATTTTGTGCCACAATATGTTCTAGGTGCGCGATACGATCCCAGAGCTCCTACATGCCAGGAATATCCGCATCGCCAATATCAATAAGTTCGCCGGTTTTCTTATCGTATTTGGGCTTGCGGATTTCGGGCTTCTTTTTTGTATAATTTTGTTTCTATGATATGGGCTTTAATGCTTGTTGGTCGGCCAACGGATTATCAACAATTTCATCTAATGAAAGCAACTTATCGTCTTTTTTCTTAAATGAACCGTAGCGTCTATTGCCGTCCGTGGTTTCGCCGCGCTAAACCGCATTCAAACCATTTTCATCCTTCCCATACAAAATATATGACCCCATCTATTCTAATTCTAGCGGCGTGGGGTCGGTTGCCAGCTAGTCTAAAATATCTTTCACAGCTGCTACGCGGTCGATATCTCGCTCGATGTCGTAGTTTAGTGAGTATTTCTTTTTCATGGGCGTTCACCTCACTTTGGTAATTATATTATAACATAGGGGGTTTTGGCGTGTCAAGTATTTGGGTTTTTAATTTTGTTGAGATGGGTTTTAAAATTTACCGGGTGTAGAGAAAATGGGAGGCCCCATGTCAAATACGGTCAAAATCTGGCCAAATCCTACATGTATGCCCCCGGGGTATACTGACGCGCGAAAACTTGCGCGCGCAATGGTATAAAAAAATTGCACCCTGTCGCATTCTGTTATTTTTTTGTATACGGCGGTTCAAGGTGTCTAACCGGCGGTTAGATGCGTTTAACTACGGCGGGGATATAGTCAAAAAATTTTTTTCAAAAAATCAAAAAAAACTGTTGACAAGCGCCCGGTTATATGGTAATATATAGTCAATCAAGGGGCCGGGACACCCGGCCGGGAAGGGGCTTCACTATGACACACGAGAGCATGATTTATTGGTACAACAAGACCGCGGGCGCGCACTCCTACATTGTCGGTTTTATCAAGTCCGGCCGCCTGTATTACGTCAAGCTGACATTCGCTGAGCTGACCGCGCTGCTGAAAGCTGACAAGTGCAGCGCCGCGCGCGGCGGATATAACAAGATTCGTGTCCGCGTCAACAGCGACCAAGCGTGGATGTTCATCGCAAGCGGTAAAGCTGTGGAAGTCGGGACCGTGGGCGACCTGAGTGCCGACAGCAAGCACAACAAAGGCGAAAACTTCGAGCGGATTATCACTGAAAAGCTGATCAGCGAAAAGTGGGAAAAGGACAGCGTTCCCTACTACATCAAGGGCGACATCAACGTAAACGGCGAAGAAATCCAAATTAAGCTCGATGGCGCCGAGCTGACCAACGAAAAGACCCTGAGCAACGTGCTCAACCTGCTGGGACTGGCTGAATAAGCCAGCCCAGCAAGAAAAAAGTACTTGACAAGCCAAGTAAACCGTGATATAATAAAAGCAACAAAAGGGAAGGTAAACCCTTCAAACCGGAAAGGAAGCTACAATGATGAAGTATCGTAGAGAGATGAGCGCGGAGCAGCACCTGGTAGTATTACAGGATAAGGGTGAAATCAAAGTAAGCGGCAAGACGATTATCGTATATACCGATGATGACGGCGAGACTTCGCAGGTAGTATCTGATTATATGGCACACTTCGGCCGCATCGGATATACAATTATCTACAAATAAAAAGAGCCGTAAGGCTCTTTTTTTTATTCTAACTGGTTAGACACATCTAACTTTTATGCCGGCGTAAGAGTTAGAGGCATCTAACCACCAACGAAAAAAGAAGGCTTACTCAGCCTTCTTTTTCTCTTCTGCCTTGCGGGCCTTTTCAGCTTCCTTCTCAGCCTTTTCGGCTTCCTTCTGTGCCTTCTCAGCCTTCCATACTTCCGCGACTTCAAACGGGTCGAACACGGGCGTTACTTTCGTAGCTTTATACGCTTTGGTTTTCACAGTGACTTCACACCAGACTTCCTGTCCATCGACCTCTTGCAGAATCGCCCAAGACGCTTCGCCAAACTGTACAGCATCATGCGCGTTCAGCACATCAGTAAAATAAGCAACGGTGTTCGCGCGGGCAACAGACTTAATCTCAGCAGCGTTCATAGTGAATCCTTTCTGGTTTTTAGGACTTTTCCTTGTCCTTTGTGTAATCATTATAGCAGATAACTATGATATTGTCAAGGGGTTTTTGAAAAATTTTTTCGCCGGCGCAGTTAGATGATACTAACCGAATGGCATTAAAAAAGAGGGCATTGCCCTCTTTTTACGCACACAGCGAATAGATGCTAATTACGGGAGTAATCCACTTCTTGATTTTTCTATATCCATATCGAAACTGACGAGTTTTATAATAAGGATTATCAATAATATACTTGTTACCTTTTGCATCAGTTACTTCAATCTGCAAAGGATAACCTTCATCCTCAAACGGACCATACTCTTCAACTTCAATCTGAATCGGTTCACCCTGTTTGGTATCAACAGTAACAATATTATAATTGCGCAGAGTCCGCAGCATGGCCGCGATGTGAGTTGCGTTAGACTGCTTCAAATAGTCCGCACTATCACTATACACTGCCTTGCGAATATCAGCAACACTACTACGCGGATTCGCGCGAAGATACTCAATAACTTCGTCCAGTTTTTCAGTTGTCCACTTGGCTTTGGTCACAGCAGAAAACATGTCTTCATAACGAGTGGTCTTCATAATCTTTACCTTTCTGGTTTGTTGAGGTTTTCCTTCCTCTTTACGTGTATATAATACCATATAAAAATACGGTTGTCAAGGGTTTTTTTAAAAAAAGTTTTTTTATTTTTTTTGAAAAAATGCTTGACATTTATCAGGCTTTATGTTATTATATAGTCACGGGGAGAGAGGCAGATACTCCCGCCGAACCCGCTCTTTAAGGGCGCAGACACAAGGGTTCTCAAAGGTGCAAATAAAAGGTCTGCAATCTAAGCGGTTTTAACCGCTTATTTTTTCTGTGTCAGTTAGAAGTGTCTAACCATCGTGCCGGCGCAGAAGTTCAATGCATCTAACCAGAAAATTTTTATAAATATACTTGACACGATAGAAAAAACATGTTATAATAAACACGTCCAAAGGGCAGAAAGGAAGTAATCATCATGAAGAACAACACTCTTGGTCTTATCATTGCCGCAATCGTCTCTCTTCTTGTTGCTTTTCTCTGTCTGCATCAACCACAACATAAGACTTATACCTTACAGGGCGAAATCTATAGGGTAGATTATACAGAAAATATAACACTAATACGTGATGAGAACGGTAATGTGTGGGGTATGAAGGGCACCGAAGTGCGGCCACAAGGCACATCAGTCATCATGACAATGGATAGCATGAACACTACCACAATAGTAGATGATGGAATAATTGAAATAAAGTATTGACATAGTAGGACAGATATGGTATAATAAAGGCATCAAAAGAAGGGAGTAACTACCATGTACGAACTTATCACCGCATGGAATGACCAGACCACTAAAACAGAAAGAGCCGACTTGCCCAGCATTATGAGAGCGTTAGCAATTTATTATGAAGAACCAGACTTCTTTACTGCACATATTACGAATCTCGCCACAGGAGAGGAAATAGCGACTTTTACGAAGAGTTGACGCAAGTCAACTCTTTTTATTATATCACGATTAGAGCGGTCTAACTAATTCGCCGGCGAATCTCAAACGGAAAATAATTTCAAAATACTATTGACAAAAT